TTCAGGATGGCCCGGAAACGGTTGAGGGATTCAACAGTGCGGATGCCGATCAAATTGGCGCATGGCTCACCTTGGCTGTACCACTCCGCAAACATGTCCCAAAAGGTGGCGTAGTCCATGTTCTCGATGAACAAGTCGCCAAATGGATGGTTGTGCAAGTTGACGATGTAGTCCTCCTGCGGCATGGGCCGTATCCAGCGGTGCCGGTCTTGCTCGCCCCAGCACTGCCAGTCGATCTCGTAGGAGCTGACTGTGCAGGGGAGGGTGATGGGGAGGCAGCACCAGTAGATATCAAGGATGTCCCGATTGGCTTGGAGGATGCGATGCATAAACTCCTCGCTGTGGGTGTAGTTGGCCTCGTTGTCCATGATCTGGACGCCAATCTTGATTGGCAGCTTGCGTTCTCGCACGTAGTCGCAAACGAGATTGAGGAGAACGCCGCTGTCCTTGCCTCCAGAGAAGGAGACGTAGACACGGGTGAAGTGCTGAAAGATGAATTCCAACCGCTCGATAGCGGCGTCGTAGACGGATTGTTCGAGGTAGTGGCGCATGGGCTTTGCCGTGGCCAACCGAAACTAGCAGGACCGGGCCGCAAGTGCTAGCATTTGACGGCAACTTGCAGGAAATCATGCAAAACGCCGACTATCACCGCCACTACGCGGTCAGCAAGTCCGGCCTTGATCAGATCGCTAAAAGCCCTTTGCACTACTGGGCTCGCTACCTAGACCCGAATCGCGTTTGGCCGGAACCAACCCCCGCCATGCGGCTTGGCACAGCTCTGCATACCCACATCCTGGAGCTTGACCAATGGGACCAGCAAATCGCTGTGGCGCCTAGCGACATCAACCGCCGCACTAAAGAAGGCCGCGAGCGTTGGGCAGCCTTTGAGGCCGATGCCAAACGCAAAACCGTGATCACCGCCGACGATGCCGAGGTGGTGATGCAGATGGGCCGCAGCATCATGCGGCACCCTGGCGCTGCGATGCTGCTGGGCATGGCGGGCAAGGCTGAGACCACGCACATGTGGACAGACGCCACCTATGGGCTTGAGTGCAAGTGCCGGCCGGACTGGTTGACCGATGACGGCAGCATTGTGGTGGACCTTAAGACCACACGCGACGCCAGCCCGCGCGGTTTCCGGCACAGCATCACCAGCTTCAGGTATCACGTCCAGGCTGGCTGGTATCTGCACGGCGTTGCCGAATCCACCGGCAAGCGGCCCGATCAATTCATCTTCATCTGTGTGGAAACCACTGCGCCTTACGCCGTAGCGGTCTATGCGGCAGATGCAGAGATGATCGAGCGCGGCTATCAGCAGGCCATGGATGATCTTGGCAAGCTGGCCGTATGCAAGGCGGCCGACAACTGGCCTAGCTACAGCGATCAGATTGAGCCGATCAGCCTGCCGGCATGGATGACTGGCGCCAGCGGCCAGCAGCAGCAAGCACCCGAACCAATTCAAGAGTTTTGATCATGGAAATGGAAATTGATGTGCAAATGAGCAGAATCGCTCAAGCCTTTGAGCGGATTGCTGATTCAATCGAAAGAATTGAATCTGAAGGCTTGACAATTAACACCGATATCGACACCTCCTTACTGCGGCTTGAAGGCCCTTTATGCGTGCAGCATGAGTTTGCTTCTGATTCTCTTTCAATTAAAGGCAAGCTTTTTCTAGAGCCAGACGAAAGAGAAGGTTTCAGTGTCAAACTCTCCAAATAAGGTAATGACCGACCCAACCACAGCACTCACCACCACCCAGCCCGGCGGCTCAGTGTTTTCAGGCATCCAAGCCTTTGAAGATGCGCAACGCATCGCCAAGGCATTGGCCAGCAGCACACTGATACCGCCTCAGTTCCAAGGGCAGCAGGGGTTTGCTAACTGCCTTGTGGCGCTTGAAATTGCCAACCGAATGGGCATCAGTCCATTTCTGGCCATGCAGCATCTGCAGGTCATCCATGGCCGCCCTAGCTGGTCAAGCAGCTTCATCATTGCGATGGTCAACGGCTGCGGCAGATTCAGCCCGTTGCGGTTTGAGTTGAGCGGCACAGGCGATTCGCTCGCCTGCTATGCAGTGGCCACTGACCTTGCCAGCAAGCAGGAGTTAAAAGGCCCCACGATCACGATGGCGATGGCCAAGCGTGAAGGCTGGGCTACTAAGTCGGGCAGCAAATGGCAGACCATGCCAGAGCTGATGATTCGCTACCGGGCCGCAGCATTCTGGGGACGGTTGTATGCGAGTGATCTGCTGCTTGGTATGCAGAGCCAGGAGGAGGTGCTGGACGTGGAGCCTGTCAGCGTCAGCGCGGCACCTGCCACCAGTGTTGCCGATCTGAATGCGAACATCGCCGCTAAGGCTGAACCGCAACCCGAGCCTGAATCGGATGAACTCTTCTGACTACTTAACGGCGACGCAGTTAGCGCAGCGATGGGGTCTGCATCCTGACACGCTGATGCGCTGGCGTAAGGCGGGCAAGGGTCCGCCGTATTTCCGCACGCCCGGTTTCGTGCTCTACCCCTTGGCCGAGGTGGAGCAATACGAAAAGGCCAACACCACAACTCACGATTGAACCATGAGCTTCAAGCTGAATCTGAGCATCTTCAAAAGCACCAAGCCCGATAGCAAGATCGACTTTTCGGGAATGATGAACGTCAAGGTTGAAGAGCTGGACGCATTTTGCGCTTTCGTGATGAGTCAAACGCCAGACCAGTACGGCAGCGTACAGGTGCCCATCAGTGGATGGAAGAAAACCAGCAGCAAAGGGTTGTCCTATGTGAGCGCTGTGGCGCAACCGCCGCGTGATTGGGTGCCGCCTCAGGCTGCTGTGCAGGCTACTGCTGCGGCGCAGAGCTTGGCTGATGCCACCGATGGGGTGGTGGTGGAAGCGGATCTCTTCTAGCGCCCCATCAGCTCACATTCGAGCCGGGCGATTTCGTTGACGGCTTGCTGGAGCAGCTGTTGCTGATAGCAGGCCTGTTTAAGGAGCGCCGCGGCCATCGGGCCTGCATCCTTGCTGTTGAGCAGGGTGCGGGCCTGCTTTTCAATTTCAAACTGCTGTTCTGCTGATAGCTGGACGGCCATCCACTCACCGAAATTCATGGTGTCATAGTGGTGGTGTACAGACGCACGTTAGCGAAGCTGTGAACTGCCCCCAGTGTGGCTGCAATGAGATTCGCGCTATTTCAGTCAACAGCAAGCGACCGGACAATGTGACCAGGCAGCGGCGCTGCACCAACTGCGCGCATGTTTGGTACACGGTGGAGTTGCCTGTGAGCGTGGCGGTGATCGGGTGGTCGCGTGAGAGCGGCGGATCTAAGCCAGTGCTGCGGGTTCCGGTGCAGCTGGCGGTCGGCAGCGATGCGGTGTAACGGATTGTGACTGCAGACCGTTGACGGTGCCCTACGCGTAGGGCATAATGGCCACACGAGGGGAGCGGTCCACTCGCAAAACTCAACCGCCGCGGAACGGATCACACGACGCGTCACCACGAGATCAACACGGCCCGACTAAGCCCGCAACGCCGGTTGGCCCGGCACACCACTAGGCCACAAGCCCGATAGAGCGCCCGGGATTCTCCGCTGTGGACAAGGGATCAGCCAGCTCGTCGGGCGTCGGTGCTGCGAACAACGCCCACCCTATTCACCCACACCATGAAACAGGCACTCACAAGCGACTGGGGGCCGACTCTGTATCTATGGACTGCACAGCTCGCCGAAATCCTAGTCGCCGTGTACGTCGCCGGACTGATGTTCGGCGCATGGCTGCATCGCCTCAACGACCGCATCGCAAGGATGGTCGCATCATGAACCGCATCAACAACGCCATCTGTTTTCTGATCGTGGCGGCTGTGTTCGCCATGATCGGCATTGAATCCGGCAATCAAGCCGGCGCTATCCATTCCGGTACGCAGCAGGTGGTGCGTCATGACTGAACGCCGCTTCTACTTTCAGATCAAGGCCGCCAATGTCTTTGAATCAATCACGGCCGCCAGCCTCACCGAGGCCAAGCTGATCGCTGCTGATAGTTGGCTGGAATGGTGGTCGCAGATTGAATGGCTCAATCCCGAACAGGAGCCCACTAATGGCTGAGGTAACCGGCGCGCTGCTGCAATGGCGCACTGATGAGACTGAGCTAGGCAACTATGGCGAGGGTGTCAGCCGGCCACGGCACAATGCTCGCGTTAAGGACTTCACGGTGCTGGTGCGGTTCCCGCAGACCAGACCAATCAAGTGGTACACGCGCGCCGAATCAAAGCGCGCTGCTGCCAAATATGCCCGCAACCGCTGGCCACAAGCTATTGACGTGGAGGTGCTGTGAGCGATATTCGCAAGCGGCTAGAACAGCTGCTGACCGATTCCGGCGCCTACCGTCAAGGCCAGCAAGACGAACGCGAACGCCTGCAAAAGCTGATTGATTCACGCATTGATCAGCTTTATGGCTTGACCGGCTTGCGTAATAGGCAGCAGCTTTGCGAAGAACTGTTGCAACTCCGCCAAACGTTTGAACCATGAAAGACCACCAGCTCGATCGGCAACGCGCCGACATGATGGAAGCGCTGTATGAACGCAGCGGTCGCACCTGCAGCACCTACACCGGACTGTGGGAGGAATTTTGCCGCGACATCGCCGCCAATTTCCGCGACACGGACTACCCCGAGATGCTGGCCCGCGTGGTGCGTGCCATGGATGCAACTGAATCGGTGATGACGCAAAAGCAAGCGCAGCAGGCTATTGAGGTGTGCCGCCAGCAGCTGCTGGGTGACAAATGGCGCTGATGCCAGAGGGGCGTCGGTTTAAGGCTGGCGAGCACAACTACGCGGCGATCCTGACACCGGAGCTGGTGCGTAAGCTGCGCCAGCTGCAACGCGAGGGATGGAGCTATCGCCAACTTGCATCCGAGTTTGATGTTGACGAAAAACATGCGTGGCGCATCTGTAAACGCATCGCATGGGGATGGCTTGATGACTGACGCGATCAACCCAGACCACTACCGCCGCGGGCCGGTGGAAGCTATTGACGTGATTGAGGCGGCCGTGGCTGATGCGCCCCATATGGTCCCGGCTTACCTGCAGGGCCAGGCGCTTAAGTATCTGCTGCGCATGTGGTGCAAAGGGTACGCACTGGAAGACGCCCGCAAATGCCGCTGGTATTTGGACCGTCTTATCGCCAAACTGGAGGCATGATGCCCCAGCTGCCAGGTCTATCTATGCTTGAGCGCTGGGCGCTTGGCATCCTTGTGCGCAGTCGCCGCACCGGGCTGGTGGTGGTGAAGCCATACGGCCGCGGCGAGATGATCGTGGCAGCAGATCAGACTGATCCGATTGCGGCTTATGTCACCAACGGACCGGATGAGCCGGCCAGCATGACGTTGGAGCGGATCTTTCATCAGCCGTCATACGGCGAGGGAGAATGATCAGCCTGCACGCTGGCCGCTTGCTGCTGGTGTGCAGTCGCGCTGATCGGAATTGGCACGCGCGCGTAGTGCTTGGTCCCAAACCTGATCACCAGCTGGAGATGGATACGGGCACAGTCCACCTGCAAACGGCGCTGATCAAAGCGCAGCAGATCTACCAGGCTGCGCGCAATCGCATACGGCCCGTTGGCGGCCCGCTGATGTGCTGGGATTGTCACCACTGGGATATGCGGCAGCAGCGTTGCGGGCTGGAGTTGCCAGAATCGAAGCGTAGTGGCGGGCGTTATGCGGCCCGCTGTGAAATGTACGAACGTGCCTCGTGAGTGGGCCACACCTGTACGCGCTGATTGGTGCCCGCTAATTCACCAGTCATTGCAGGCAATCGACCGTCATAACGCGCTCTGGTTTGCCAGCAGCGACCCATATCACCTGCAGCAGGCGCAAGTGCTGCGGGAGTATGTCGCCAGACTGAAAACATGGATCCATCAGCAAGAGGCGGCGCAATGTACGGACCAGAAGTGATCAGCCGCACGGATCGTGACGGCGGATATATCGAGGCTTTGATGCCGGTACGCGGTGAGGTGTATTACCGCAGTTGCGTCGGTGGCACCTGCCGCTATTCGAGCGACCTATGGCAGGCGGAAATGTACCTAGATCAGCTGCTAGGGCAAAGCTTTAGCTAATTGGGTGGCCGGTGGCTGGTCCTCACGCGGTGTCAGCCTCACCGCAGCCGGCCGCTACGGACGCTGAGCCTTTTAGAAAGAACTCGACCGAAATTATGGCTCAGATTGGAGCCACTGCGCGATGGCCCACTCGCCTAATGCAGTCCAGAAGGGCTGGGCGCGATACCAGTCCACCCAAGGCTTGTGGCCCTTGCTGCAGTTGCAGCCCATACAGCAGGCGACCAAGTTGGATGGCACTGTGGTGCCGCCGTGCGCCTTTGGGATGACGTGATCAATCGTTGGGCTGCGGCCTAATGATTCGCCGCAATATGCACACTCATAGTTCCAAGCCAGCAAGATCTGATCACGGGCTGATCGCCGTGTGACCAGTCTGGTCTCGTCAATCCTGTGATCCGCCACAAAGATCCTCGGGCACAGGGACGCAACTCACATCAATGTCGATGATGTCTTCATCGGATCTGATGTGTTCAGCAATCTGGCTGTAGATATCGCCCGGCAGGTCATCCACCGGCGTGTTGGATCGTATGAAGAGCTTGGCGTTCACCTCCAGGAAATAGCCCTGCATGATCCGGTGCCGCTTGGCATACGGTAGCGGTCGCCACCGCGTCGCAT